GTTCGGGTCTACCTAAAAATGTGTTAGATTCCCATCTCGCATTATTTTGTTCTGAAACTTTTAAATCGTATGGTGGAAACCACATAACTCTACCACCATTTGGTCCTCTTTCACAGTATGGTAAATCCAATACCGTAAATCCTTGTAATGTAGACGATTTCCACGCTAAGTTTTCAATTGAAAACATGTATTTTTTCGCATAAAACCCTTTTCCATCTTTGTCTCTTCCAAATGGATAACCATCAACAATATTAGTTGAACCGGCAAAATCTTTATTACCATTTGACATTGGACCTATATTAAGGTTCCATGTGTCGGACATAACACTTGCGTCGAACTTTCTTATATTAGTTCTTCTATACGGTCTTGTTGACCTCTGATAAAACTTTCTATCAAGTGGTTCACCATGTAACGGCATTATGTCACCATAGTTCATATATGACCTATCCTTGGTCCATACTCTACAATATTCAACACCAGCATCTTCTCCCTTACCATCAAGGTACTTAACCGCAGAACCTCTTGAAATTTGTATATTACCGTCTTTAAACGCTCTACTTGTTTGATCTATAACATTACCAATGTGGTCAAATCTTGAACCATCTTTTGGCATCGAATTTAAAATCTCTTGAGTTAACCCTAAAATAGAATCTTCCCTGAAACCATATTTCGTTGATAAACTTTCTTCTAATTTTGACCTTTCGGATTCCCATTCATTGTTATCCTTACCTAATTTATTTTGGGAATTAGAACTATACCATGTTAAGTTACCACCAATATTACCACCTTGTGAAATTGGTCTTGTTTTGGTTGGATTATTAAATAGGTTAGCAGCGACATCGTCAAACATTACACTTAAGTAATATGGACTTTTAACAGGTCTATCGTTAAAGTCACTCATCGCTCTTTTAACATCATCACCTCTATCGTCACCAATATATGCCTTACCCGCCGGAGCCTCGGTTCCTAATATATTTTTTACACCTTGAGCAACTTTATCTATAAAACTAAAAATTTTACTACTGTTTTGTGATCTCGCAGTTGTAGTATAGTTTGGTGCGTATGTGTTGAATGTTAAACCATCAAATAATCTTTGTTTTTGACCTTCACCCATATATTCAATGAATAAATCTGAAGGTTTTCTTGATGGTTTAGGTCTTCTTTGTATGCCAATTAATGAACCAATAGCACCTGTTATATCTTGTATTAATCCACCTACAGCAGTTCTTGCTTCAGGTCTAAAATTAGGTGTTGGGTTTAATGGGTTTGTTAAATAATCTCCCGGTATTTCACTAAATGGTAATTGTGTACCACTTAAGGTTTGTAAAAAATCAATCGCCTTTCCGGGTAATGTTTTTGCTACGGTAATTTTATTATTAGATTCAACTAATGGTTCTTTACCTGTTAATATATTTGATAAAGTGGCAGTGTTCCCATCTAACGCATCGAGTAATCTAATTCTACCCGTAGTTGCCGTTTCTAAATTTCTTTGTACTCTTGATAAAACAGGTCCCTGTCTATCGTTTTTAATAGTGTTTGCTGCAAATTTAAATAATTCAGATTCAGTATCATATGATGATGAACCCATTATTCCAATTAAATTATAATTTGGGGAATTGGTTGGAAAATATGGATAAAGTCCTAAGTTTCTTGATATAGGTAAAATATCTAAATTTTCCCTAATAATATAATCAAGTGGTCCAAATGTGTTGTTGTTCTGTACCTTAACTAAAGTTTCTCTTCTATTGTCATCAACATCACCCGGATCAAGATTCGGTTGTATAGTTACATTTTGATATATGTCAGGTATGTTAGGTTGATTTAAGGTCTTACCTAAGATAAAATCTCTGAACTTTTTTGTGGAATCAAAATCTAAGTAACTTGGCATTATTTTCTTTTATCTATAAATAGGTATGAACGAGAAATATTAAAGAGTTAAGTAGTCTTTAGCGTCGGAATTTCTTAATACATCTTTCCAAACACCCTGACTTCTCATTATTTCATTTGTTAGTTGGTCACCAATATTCGGTACGGTAACGTTTAAATTAACATTTTTTGTAGTTTGTGTGGGTTGTTGATTTGTTGTCTGTGTCTGTGTTGATTGTCCACCAAAATACTTATTAAATTCTTCGGTAATTTTATTCTTAAGCTTTTCACCTTTATCTCCTAAATATTCCGCAGCGGCACTAACCAAAGGGTTATCGTTTAAGAATTTATTAACTAAATTTTGAGCACCTTCAATACCTGATTTAATTAAATCTGGATTATTTTTAAATGTTTCATCCGCAAACTTGGAAACATTATCTAACGCCATTTGTGTTATATTGTCAAGACCTCCACTACCATTTATACCGTCTCTACCGATTCTTGTTAGATTCCTTAATTGCATTTGTACTAATGCGGCAACATCTCTTTGGATGTTTTCAACATTGTCTAATTGGTCTCTAGCAATGTCCTCTACACTCATTTGTTTAAACTGTTCTCTGTTTTGTAATAAAGCATCGATAGTTGTTTGACCTAAATCTTCTATCGCTTTACCTTGTGTATCGATACCTAATTTTTTCTGTAAACTTTCAGGAACATCAATAATCATTTTACCACCCTCCATTCTTGAAAGGTTAGTTAGGAATTCTTGATCTTCAGGTTTTAAATTTAACCCCTTACCCATTAATGCAGTACTTGCTGCTAATCTTTCTTGAGACGCTATTGCAGTTCTTGTAAGTTCCTTATAATCAATACCAAGAGTTTTAGCCATCTCTCTTGCTCTTCTCAAGTTAACTCCCGATATTTCAAATCTACCTTGTTCACTATTATATGTTGCTAAACTACCTGCCGCCTCAATTAATGCATCTTGTAAACCTTCAACGTTATTTGTTGCCATATACATCAACTTAAGTGGGTCGTTAAAATCACCAATTGCACCACCTAATACTTGTAAATTTGCAGATAACTCTATTGCTTTATCGGGGTCCATAACGTTTTCCGCAATTTTAAATGCTTCACCCATACTAAGTCTAAATTCAGTTGCCTTCCTTGACATCTCTGCCAATCCCTGTATACCATTTTTAAAACCAAACTCATTTAGTTTTTCAATATTTGTTCTTAAATCTTGTGTTGTTTTTTTACCTGAAAGTCCTAATTCTATTGAAGCCTTTCCCGCCTTTTCAATTGCTCTCGTGGTATCACCGGCACCAACACCAATTTTTTCAAACTGTGATATTGCCTCTCCCATGTCTTTTATGTTACCAATAAATGCTCTTGAGGTGGCAAACGTACTTTCAATTGTTTTTTGTGAGATTAAATTAAAACGACCGGATTCCTCCATGATTTTTTGAATCATCTCTTTTACGTTTGTCATACCGTAACCGAATCTAATGCCGGCCGCGGTTGAGTCTACGATATCGTCTCTTAATGATTTTGATAAATCTCCAGCAATACCAATATTTTCATTGATATCCGTTCTAAGTTGTGATTCTCTCTTTACTTGATTTAAAATTTGATCTCCAGCAACACCAATCATTCCAAACAATGATTTTATACTAAGACCGCCTTTTTGTACAACTTCTAATAAATTTCCAACTCTAACAATTTCATCACTAGAAAATTGTGATATTTGTTCTGAACTAAAGGCAGAAATTGAAGAGTTTAACGCTCCCGCAATTGAACCTGTCACACCCGCACCAGATGATGTAGATATTGGATTTCGTCTATTATTATTTTGACCATTTAAAGATTTTAAAGCGGTTTGCATTTCAGATTTAAATTTATCTGAACTCATGGTGGCTTTGATTTTCTCTAATTCACCGATTGGGTCACCACTTTTAAGTGCTTCTAATATTCCTGACATAACTATAAATAGATTATTGTTTGTTTTCTATTTCAATTATGTAGTTAACATAGTATCTTCTTAGATAAATTGGCATAGTGAGTAATTCACTATAATTGAAACCTTTTTTAATTAAATATAAAAACTCATCAAGCTGAGTTTTCCTATATTCCATAGAAAGGGCGAAAAAACTCAACCCCGAATCCGATATTAACTTGGATTGTGTCTCCTGACGGGGTGGTTGTTGTTTGGACTAAATCTAATCCGGGTTTGTTATCTCTTACGAATTTTTGAAAATCTTGTGAATCTTTAATTGGTAATGTTTCAATGAAATTTCTAATATTCATTTGATCTTTATTACCTTGTACTGATTTAATCATCATTTCAAGTCTTTTTGTAACAATAGGTGCAACACCAATACCGTTCCAACTAACCTTAATTTGTTCTAAATCGTTTTCTTGTTTTTGTGTTAAGAATTTAAAAGTAACTCCCACTTTAGATTTTTCCATGAAATAAGAATACTCCCCGTTTGAATCTTCAGGTAAATTAAAATCTTTAATTTTTAATGTTGATAAGTCTATTTCAAATGTAAATGGTTCTCCCGTTTTTGGGTCATTTGCCGTGATTTTATATTCAGAACCAAATGCGGTATTTCTCAAAAATATAAGAATTGCTTGTCTATCTTCATCAACAATATCGTCGACATTAATGTCCTTATCTAATATTTTTCTTTTTAATAATTCGTCAACAACCGTATTAGTTGCCACTAAATTCGGTGATGATAAGATATTCTCATCGGCGGCGGTAAGATATGCCACTCGTAATGATTTCTTTTTATTTTGGTAATGAATTCCTTTACTTGGTAATTCAACCACGTCGTATGCGATTGTTGGGTCTATTCTAAATTCTTCCATAGGTATAATTTAACTAATAACTATACCAAAGTAAAGTTTATATAAAAAATAAAGGAGTGTCGTCGAAACAACACCCCAATATAAGCAGATTATTTTTATTATAAGATTAGTAAACTTGAATACATCTATCCATTCTTAAAGAACATGTGATAGAGGCTAAATCATCTCTTGAGTAGTCTAATTCATTGAAGTTCAAGTCAGTAATAAACGCTCCTTGAATAATCCATTTTTCAACTACAACACCTGTTGGGTCAAGCATTTCTAATTCAATATCTTTTTTATATCCAGCAGCATAACCCATTCTACCTGTAACTGATTCCGCATGTAAACGGAACCACTCCATTAAAGCTTGAGACGCTGAAGGACCAATTGGGTCTTTAAATGTCATTCTAATTTCATTCCACTCGAATCTACCAGCAACATATGTTGAGGTGTTCAAGAAAGGAATCGCAACTGAGTTAATTTTTGCTGAAGGTCTAGCCGCCGATGTTACATACCATTCATTAATACCCAAAGATGATGGGAATCTAACGATAAATCGGTTTACTCTTTTCGGTTCGTATGGAACCGGCATTTTCATTAATAAATCTGCCATTTTGTATTTGTTAAGTTTTTTAGTTATTTTTACCTTCTAATAAATATACCTCAAATGGAAATAATTTTTTTTAAGATTATATATCAGAAATAGTTGTTTTTATCAATAATTTTTCGTAGTTTTTTACAAGCCCCAGTATTACCAGTTCCAGTATAAAATTTCTCTAATTATCTATCATTAAATATAAATACTAGTTTAACTAGTTCTAGTATACTGGATTGGGTATAATTGTATAAAAATTATAAAATATGTTTCCACGTGGAACATCTAAGAAATAAGAAAGGGTTCCACAACGGGAACCCTTATCTATTTTATATCTCCCTTTAGATTAGATATTTTCAAATGAAGCTCCTGTTGGAGTAATGATGAACTCTACATCAATAAATTCAAGAGAACGAGTTGGTTTGATATAAATCTTACCTCTCAATGTATTAGCGTCAATGTCCTCAGGATCACTTGATACCGATACACGGAACTCATAAAGACCTCTTTCCTTCTTAATTGATTCCAAAATTGGGTTTACCAATCTTAAGAACTCATTTCTAACCTGTTCGTCATTTTGTTCAAATAACAATCTAACAGCAACCGCAGAAATTAATTTTCTTGCTCTTAAAAGTAATCTTCTTACGTTGATTCTATCAAGTGCCGATTCTTTAACTTGTAAGGTTTTGTTACCCCAAATAATTGTACCTGTATCAGAGAATGTTGCGATTGGGTTTATTCTGTTTTTGTAAAGGTTATCTCTTTCATCAAGTGTTAATTTCTTAAACGCTTTGATTGAGTTAACAATACCTCTTGAGTAACCCGCCACCGCGAACCAAGGATATGATACATTATCTGTCAATGCAATGTTTCTTACAACCTCCGCAGTTGGTGGGATGTAAAGTTGTGTGGCATTGTCAGTGTCTCTTACTTGAATCCAAGGCCAATATGTTGCTGAATAGTTAGAATCTAATCCTAAGTTATCAACTTCTTCAGAAATGTCGTCTGCCGATGTAATAAATTCAGGACCCGGAGCGTTCATGATATATAACGAATCCGCTCTTTCGTTTTCTACCATATCAATTGCTTGATTTACTAGTGAACTGTGATTTAAGAAATCGATACCAGGAGTTGCAAATACATTAATATCAACAGCTTCAGGGTTTGCAAATGTCTCAATACCTTGTAAATAAGAGTAGTAATCAGAATTAGCAACATCAACATTAAACACACCACCATTGTCTTGGTTGTTAAGTGTATATGTAGATTTACCAAAAATGTTAGCATCTCCGAATGTTCTTACGTTTCTATAGATGTCCCATCCATCAAAACCACCACATACCGCAAATGTAAATTTACGATTTGCTAATGTTGTAAGTTTATTACCTGTTCCTGATTGACCCTCTAAATCATATGGAGTTGTTTTAAACGCATATCCTGAGTTTGTTGCCCCTGTGATAGTTGATGCATTTGATGATAAGTGGAAACCGTGTGTTACACCATTTGCACCTAAACCCTTATATTTCAATAAATCTCTGTCAAAACCAATTTTAGAAGAAAGACCTAATGATACTTTTCTAATTTTATCACCACCTTCAATATTTTCAGAACCATCTGCGTCGTATGTTACAACATCACCAGCGTCATAGTAATCTGTTTTATATAAAACATCACCTAATTGTGAACCAGAACCAAAACTTGAATTAGTTGTAAATCCTTTGAACCCTGATGGGAAAGCATCTGTTGGGTGACTACTTGCCATTGACAACATTATATACTTTGAACGTAATTCATATTCACCATCTGATGTACCCACTTTTCTAGCAACATAACCTGGTAAATCAGGATTCATTGAACATCTTGAATATTTCTCAAGAACTACTTGATTGTCATCTGTATCGTTAAAATCACGTACAATTAAATCAAATTCACCCGTTTCAAGATTAATATTTTGAACTGTTATTTTAACTTGGAAGTTAGCGGCTTCACCGTCTGATATCGTAATAACATCAAACAAATCTGAAACGTTACCACCACGTACTTCTGAAACTACAGTTGGTGACAATGTCGTATCCCAAGATTTTATAAAGTTATCACCATCACTTTCATAAGCTTCGGTTAAACTTAAACCTCTTACATATCCTCTTTGGAACGCCTCTTTTAATAATTTTGGATAAACTTCATGAACATAAAGAGGAAATTCGGTTCTACTCTTATCAAATACACTTGTACCTAATACTTTTGTGATGTATTTTGTGGAAGTTGTATCTAAAGAACAAGTGTAAGATTTAGCACCCGTCGAACCCGTAACATTAATAATAAATTCACCTAATGGATTAATTTCAATGTTATCAACATCTTCAGTTATTGAGAAATAACCGTTTGTTGTAATTTCATGTGACAATGTGTTTCCACTATAACCACCTCTTGATCTCAAACCAGCAACAACTACGTTATCATAATCTGAGTTTAAACTAGCGTTATATGTGTATTTTGTTACATCAAATCTAGTTGTCCCACTATTGTAAATAAATTTATATGAATAAACTTCATCATTATTACTTGACACTAACGTATTGTACCATTCTTTTCCATTTACATTAACGTCATATA